CTTCAAATACTTGTGTAACTTTTCCTGGCAAAGCAGCGACAAATTTCATTCCAGGTGGTCCAATAATATCTCTACCTTTATGCTTTCTTCCTCCTTTTCTAGGAGCACCAAACATAGCACCAGGATAATCTTGCAACTCACCTTGCTCCATTGGGTTAACAATGTTTCCTTTTAAATCTCCTTCAATACCAGTGCCATCATAATCTTCTAGAGGTGTAAATGGATTTCTTATTTTAGATGCCAAAGCATCTAAGAAATTTTTAAATTTATCTTCTGGATCTATCATCTTTAAAAGTTTTTCGGCAAAACTATCTGAATTGCCTTGAAGCATTTCAATTTCTTCCTTAGACATTCCTTCATATCCATCTGGAATAGAAGTTTCTTTTTTCTTTTCTACTTTTTTAAATATAGATCCTATTGATGGGAAACCTCCACCAACATTTGTTTGTGCTGTAGTAGCAGGAGCACCAAATAATTGGATAAGTGGAGCTGCTTTTTGCTCAAATAATGGAACAACTGCTGCACCTGCTGGTCCTAAACTATTAATAAATTTAGATGTAGCTGAAATTAATGTAGCACCTACAGTATTAATACCATATAAATTTCCCTCTTTATCTTTATCAATCAACAACTCAGTACCATGAAGCATTGCTGTTCCTGGCTTTGCTTCTGGTGTTCCTTTTTCATATTGTTTATCTTCAGCACCAGTAACAGTGTCAGCAATTTTAGAACCAGCATACGCTCCAGCTGCACTAAATGCTGCACTGTTTGACCAGCTGCTTTTCTATCACCATATTCCCATACAGCTAATGCTTGTCTCAAACCAGGAACATTTCTTCCAACTCCTTTGAGCTTTGATAAACCTCCCATGTTTTGAGAGGCAGATCTAGCAGCAACAATATTCTTACCAAAGTTAGATGCTTTTGAAGGAAGCATTCTGGAAATTGTACTAGCAGTAGTATTTTTAATTCTTCCAACTGCTCTACCAGGCATTCTTTGTAACTTTCTTGCTCTAGTTCGCAGAGATCTTACCTGTCTAGGTAGTTTTCTATAAAGTTGTCTTACTAATCTTCTTCTAAAATATTGCTGTATCCTATTGTTCCTTCCCCCACCTTTACCTCCTTTAGTAAGATCTTCTGGATCTTCTGTTCCTGCAGCAGATACTTGACCCTCTAATTTCTGCTCTGCCTTTAATCTCTTAGCATCTTCTTCTGCTTTCTGAGATGCTTCATACTGCTGTTGAAATGCATTGAGTATAGCATCAAATTTTGTGGTGAGAATATCATCCTGTGCTTGCAGTGCTTCGAGTGATGCTAGATTTAAATCAATATTAGTTTGAATTAATTCATTCTGTTCTAATAAAGATTGATTTACTTGTTCAAGTTGTCCAGTAACTGCTGCTAGACTTTGTGTAATACCTTGTAGTAGTTTTGTATTAGAAACGTAATAAGATTTTCTTTCTTTAGTTCCAGTTTTACCTTTTCTTTTATTAAGTATCTCTTCTAATACAGAAGGATCTATTGTGTCATCAAATAGTTCATCTGGAATATCATCTTCAGATCCAATGTCACCTTCATCATCTTCTACAGGATCACGTAGTAACTCATCAGGAATATCATCTTCAGATCCAAAATCTTCTTCATCTTCTTCAGCAGCATCTTCAAGTTCTTGTTTCTTTTCTTCTATCTCTTCTGTTATTTCTTCTGGATCTTCTCCTTCATCATCTTTCAATGAGTCAAGTAAATCATCAAGATTGGATCCATAAAGATCATCATACTCTTCATCATCTATCTCCTCTTCATCTTCTTCCTCTTCTTCATCTGGATCTTGATAGTATCCATCATATACAGGAGGAACAGTTACATCACGCTCGTTCGGATGTAATTTAACAAGTTGTAGAATTAATGCTAAAATTTTATTACGATACTCTTTGACTTCTCTATAATCTTCACGAACATCTAGTCCAGTAACATCTTTCAACCATGCTCTAACAGCAACTTTATCTGGTGTATCTTTGCTACTAAGTTTGCCAGCAAAGTATATTGATCTATCAATATCAGATTTAAACTCAAGATCATACAATCCGTTCTGACCCCACATATAACGTGGTTGAATGTGTTGTAGTTCTTCGTATAACTCTGGATGATCTACCTTTCTATTAAGTTGCTTCTTAAAATCCTCATATTTTTTCTTGTCTGCCTCAAGAATAGCATCAATATCATCCATGATCTGATTTGATGTTTCTTCAAGAGCATCATCAAGATCAGTTACAATCTTATCTGCAAATTCTTTGCCATCATCTACAAACTTATCTGCTGGGGTATAGATTTGTGTTTCTTTTTCTACAACTCTTGTATCTACATAGTCCTCAGTTCCTGCAGATGAGATGCCATAAAATTCTTTTAGTGTTTTTCTGATGGCACGAATAGCATCATTCTCTTTACCCACTAATAAATCACTATCGATGCCATCATAATATTCTGGAAGATTTGATGGTGCCAACCATGTATCTTTACTAGCAGCAGTTTCTTTTGCTCGTTGAATCCCTTCAGATGTTTGAGGAAAAACACCATAAGCTAAAAGAGATCCAGCAGCAATCTCTAAATGAATATCATTTTTAACTTTCTTTATAGCGTTTTGTGGGATCATTGCTGTTGTTTACGGCGATCTTCTTCCTCTTTGAGGTGCTGTTTCAACAACGCAGTATATACTTCCCTCTCCCAAGGTATGAGGTTTTCAATCTCAGTCAAAGAGTATTTATGGTGCTGCATCAAAGCAAAGTTGGTTTTATAATACCCTTCCAAACTATTATGGAAGAGTGCTATGCGAAAAAATTCTGCATACCCTCGACAGTGTATTCAGATACCTCACCAGTATTTGGATTAGTGACCTTAAATGTATGCTCTAACTTAGGCATGGTCTCGTAGAAGTTTTGAATTGCTTCAAACTGTTTCGCAGTTAATGTCTCAACCCATTCTACCATCTCTTTTTTCGATGTGGTAGATGAATCCCATACCTCTTCTCCATCAAAGATCTGATCAATAGATTCAGCAATGTATTCAAATACTTCTTCTGTCTTAATATTTTTTCCTAAAAATTCTGTCTCAACAAATCTATCCATGCTTGGATACTTCATGATAATACCCATAGTATCCGTGAGCATTACCTTATTGGTATGACCTTCTGGTTTTGTTACATTAATATTATTGATATTAATTCTAGCTTCTACCTGTGTCTTCCCATCATCTTTACAGGTTACATTTAATGTAATGATTTCACCGACAGCAGCAGCACGAATACGCATGAACAAATACTCAAGATCAAATGAAGGAAGATCTTCTACCTTGATCCTAGTTTGCACACAGTTCTTAATTAAATCTTTAACTGCTTGCTTTACTTCTTTCTCGTCTTCTGATTCTAAAGCAAGCAACAGAACCTTCTCTTCCTTGACAATAAAAGGTCTGTATTTAATTGTCTTTCCGTTTGAGGGTAACTCCAATTCGTATGTTGGATAACCAACCTTAGGTAATGCCATTTAAATCAAATCAATTCGTATAATTATTTATCCTTTGTATTTACGAATATCTGCTACGGTTGTCCTCATTTGATCGTAATAAAAACTTGCACTCACTCTAGTGATTTGTGATGTTCCATATGAAAGAGGAACAGCATCAATAGCATATGGAAATACGCCTGTCAATAAATGAACCAAGGGTGTTCTAGAATTTGGAGCATTAGCACCTCTTTCTGTTTTAGCAATACGCAATGTTGCTTGATAATCTTTTGGATATGCTATACGCATGGATAAATTTTCAGCAACGGGAATAGTATTTGCTTTAAAATCTTTTAATTTTTGAGCACTTCCTTCTTTAAAAACAGTTGTTCCTTGAATGAAATTATACCATACAGTTAAGAATTTATATGGTGTCATATTAGCATCACACATCCAAGTCAAGCTAAAGTCGCTAACTAATCTAGTATGTGCATAATTTAAATTACCTCTACCAAGATACCTCCCATTAATTTGACCAGTTGCAAATTGCATATTTGGTAATTGTGCTTCATCACAAAACATATTGATCAATCCACCAGGCTTTGTGCTGTCATTACTTGCATTAATATCAATTCCAAGTTCTTTTAGCATAGTACGCAATACATTATTTTTTGACAAATCAAATTGCACATCATAACCATTTGTCATGGACATCCCACCATTTGCACTGATGGCTGCCATAAAGTTGCTGATTGATCCTGCCACTCTAAATACTAGTGTCGGTTTATAATATATTTATGGCGTATTCTGGGATCTATAAACCAAAAAATCCACAGAAATATAAAGGCAATCCTACAAGAATTATCTATCGTTCTATGTGGGAGAAAAAATTTATGATCTTTTGTGATACTACTGCTACAATTATTGAATGGGGAAGTGAAGAAGTTATTGTCCCCTACCTTTGTCCTACTGATGGCAGAGCACATAGATATTTTCCAGATTTCTACATCAAAGTAAAGAATAAAGAAGGTAACATCCAAAAATATATCATAGAAATCAAACCAAAGAAACAAGTAGAAGGTCCAAACAGAACACCAAAAAGAAAAACTGCTGCGTGGAAGAGAGAAGTATCTACCTTCATTAAGAACCAAGCGAAGTGGAAAGCAGCAAGAGAGTTTTGCGAAGACCGTCAAATGAAGTTTCTTATTCTAACCGAAGATCATCTTAAAGTATAATGGCAAAGAAGAATAACCTCAAGCCAAAAGCATATGCTACTAATAATATTGATAGATGGTCCCACTTAAGTGGGCATGAACTTGACTCCTTAAACGATTACACACGAGATCAATTACGTGGAATAGCATCCAGGTATGAGATAAAAAATGCTTCTCGCATGTCAGCTGAGAAAGTAATTGAAGCTATTGAAAATTCAGAAGGTTATAAAAAAGCAGCAGAAAAGCAAGCACCAAGAAAGATTACTTTATTTGAAACAATACGGGAACAAACTAATGGAGAATCACAAACTCCTTTGTGGTATAGACAGCAACTAGGCAAACTTTCTACAAAAATAAAATCATTTCCATCAAGAATGACGATTGAACAAAAGATGGATTCTGTTCAAAATATTGTACATCAAGATGAAAATGAAATGAGACGCACCGTGTTTCCAGGGCACATGTATTTCTACTCATATCATGCTATCTCAAATATACCATACTATGATAGATTGCCTATGGTCTATGTTTTAAAAAGAGCATCTGATCATTTCTATGGTATAAACTTCCATTACCTTGACTACAAGAAAAGAACAATTGCCATCAAAAAATTAGAGCAAGGAATAATTGATGTTCCTCTACATATACTACATAAATATCTCATTAGAGAGTGCAAAGGTTTGTTCCTTGATCTTGCCACCTATGAGTGGGAATCTGCTGCTATGCTACCCGTTGATGACTTTGTATTGAAACTAAAGAATGGTAAGGAATATTCTTATGATAATGAATTAGTTTGGGAAGAAACAAATACAAAAACTAAACGTTTAAAGGCATCGGTAAAGAGGATTTAATGACCTATCAACAGGGAAATTATTACATAGCAGATAGTGGTACTTTAATGTATTATGATGGATCTAAATGGACTAATAAAGGTCCATTTGACAAGCCAGATAATAATTCTATTATAACCAATCAAGCAAATAAAGTTTCTCCTCCAGGATCACAACCAAATCCATCTGCTCCACGAGGTGGTAATCCAAATTTAGGACAAGGTGCATATCAACAAGCAACGCCAGGAGAACCTGCTCCAACATCAGAACTAGGAAAACTTACAATAAAAGCTCCATCAGCAAATGCTTCAAGCGGAACTTCATTAAGATATCCATTTGAAAGAGGAATAGGTTCAGATTCAGATTATGTTATATTTGAATTTTGGAATTACAATCCTCCCTTTGGAAGAGGACAAGGAGAAGGTAGCAGTGGAGCAGCAGCAACTGCTACAGGTACTCCTAGTTATAAAACTTATAACAGTAGTGTAGATAAATTAGATCCAGCAACAGGATTTGATCCTATATTATTATACATGCCAGAAGATGTTCAAACTCAGTATGGTCAAAAATGGGGTGGTGCTGCTTTTGGATCTGTTGCTGCTGGATTACTTCAAACAGTTGGAACAACAGTTGATGTCAATACAGCATTAGATAGTTTACCTGGAGTAATAAAATCAACTGTTTTCGATAAACTAAGACAAGGAATTAATAAAATTGCTGGTGCCAGTATTTCAGAAAACCAAATTTTGGGTGGAGTTACAGGAACTATTTTAAATCCAAATACAGAAATGATGTATGATGGACCAGAACTTAGAACAATAGAACTATCATTTAAAATGCTTGCTACTAGTAGCAGAGAAGCACAAGAAATAAAAAAAATCTGCACCAGATTTAAAAAAGCAATGTTGCCAACATTTGGAGGAGCAGCTTCTTCTTTTGGTGGTGGGGATCAAGGTTTTGGCGGAGGTAATTTACTTACTATCCCTAAGATATGTACCATTAAATATATGAAAGGATCTGAATTACATCCATATTTACCACAATATAAAGCATGTGCAATCTCAAACGTAGCAATTAATTACACTCCAGATGGATCATATGCTACATATGAAGATGGATCTCCAGTAGCAACTCAATTAAAAATTTCTTTAAAAGAAATGAAAAATATATTTGCAAGCGAAATTAATGATAACGGAGCTTCATTCTAATGACATACTTTTCAAACATTCCAAATATAGAATACGATACAAAACCAATTCAGTATCCATTCTCAGAATCAGAATATGTTCTAGCAAAAAATTTCTTTAGAAGATACCAAGTCAATCCAGATGTATTCTCTTATGCAGTATACTTTAAAAAGTATAGCGTGGCAGAAGGGGAAAAGATTTATGAGGTGGCAGAAAAAGCATATGGAGATGCATTCTTAGATTGGGTAATTATTTTAACAAATAATATAGTTAACACACAGTTTGATTGGCCTCTTTCCGAATATGATCTTCGCAAATATTGCGAAAAAAATTATGCAGATCCATATGGAACAATAAAATATTATAGAACTACAAACTCTTTGATAAAAAGACAAGATGGAACTTCTGTAATCAAACCAGGATTAATTGTAGATGAAGTTTTCTATAATTCAACTTATAGGTATTGGGATGATGACCAAGTGAGAGCTGTAGCAGGTAATGCAATCTCTACTCCAATTACTATATTTGAATATGAGCAAGAGCAAAATGAAAAGAAAAGAGAGATCTTTTTGTTGAAGCCAGCATACTTAGAACCATTCCTAGATGACTTTAGAAAAACAAATCTTTATCAGAAGTCAAAGGATTATATAAGTTCTACCTTAAAGAAAACAGGAGCATAAAAAAGGGGGGTCAATGACCCCCCATCTTTTTTGGCAATTTTTTGGCGGAAAATTTTTTCCTAAATTGAAGGTTTTAAGTTTTGAATTTCGAAATCAATCTTCTTCAGCAAGACGAGCAAAGTAACTCAGTGCATCGTCATCATCACTGCTATTGAACGAAGGCTTGCTGGAAGCAAATGCAGGTTCTTTTTTAGGAGCAGCATATACTTCTTCGTCTTCATCTTCTACCTCTTGATCAATTCGACGTTGAGGAACAGAGTTACCAAGAACAAGATCATGACGTGCTTGGAGATCTTCGTAGGACTTGAACTCAGAAGGAGCAGTGAATGATTCAAGAGAATACTCTTGCTTCCAAATACGTTCCATCTCTTCATCATCCATACTCAGTGCAGAAGGTGCAGTGAATTCAGATGCATCATAGTTCCAGTAACCAGCAACGGTACGGATCTTCAGTTTGAAGTTAGCACCTTCCCAGAAGTCAAACACATTTACAGGAGTTTCATCTTGGAATTCAGGTTGCATGGCAGCAAGGATCTTGTCATGGATCTTTTTGCCATACTTATACAGGAACACTTTACCTTCGTTTTCAGGATTGCTGGGATCCTTCACCACATAGATGTTACTGTAATAGGACAGTTTACGCTTACGGTTGCGAACAACTTCCTTATCAGATTCATGACCACTGTTCCACAGTTTGTTGTTGGCTGCACAGATAGGACACTGATCACCTTTAGAAGTGGGGCAGTTTTCAATCAGCCAACCACCTGGCTCTCGTCGGCACCACTGGATGAGGTGCTGGACTTCTCAAGTTCCTTCTGGAGGAACTCAAAGTTGGTCTGGGACTTACGCTTCAGATCTGCAAAAGACATAGGATTTTCTCGGATAGTTTTGATTTGGCTTGTGTGACTCGTGATCACCTAGACATCATACCACAGGCAGAGGGTCGAGTCAACCCCCCTCTGCCTCTAATTTTTCTTTCATCATCTTAACCTTTGTTAAAAGGTCATCGAACATGGCACTGATATTTGAATCAGGTGATGCTCCCATCAAAAGGATAGCATCACGCATTGATTCTGCCATTTCAATTGCTTCTGGATCGTCACTTAGTTTGAGACGAGCATAAAAAATCTTTTGTTTTTCAATCAATGTCTCCATGACATTGAAGTATTCCATTTTCTTTTCAGGAGAAAGAACTGGAAAGGCAACCATTGATCTCATGCAGAACTGCTGAAGCTCTGCCATTTCTTGAATATCACCACGAACTAATTCGGATTTAAAAAATTGACTCATACTAACATTAACTTAGCTCTACTTGTCTTCTTAATATAATTAAGTTTTTGGGCATCATACTTTAGTTTTTCTTTCAATGGTTTTGAAATTAATTTAGGAACAGATTCCAATTCTATTTCATGTGTTTCACAGTAGTGAATAATAGCATCGATGTAGTTCATCGAATTCTCAAATGCAATTTGTTCAACTTCCTGCGAAAATCTCGCAGCTGTCATAAATTTATCCTCCAGATTGTTTAGCATGTTTTTCTTGGTACTCCTTGA